AGCCAGACCCCATTCTTTCATTTAAGTTTGGATCTTTTGTCTCTAAGTCTATGGCTATCTCATCATACTTACTTAGATCTGGAAAGTCTGTTGGTGGTATCCATTCTGTTTGTGGTCTAAATAGTGGAGTTTTCATTTTTTTGTACCTTTTCTATGTTAGTTAATTTTTCTATATCTTCGTATGGAACCATTGTAATTTTATCTAATCTACCTTCCCTTTGATAAATTTTATAAACACCCTTTCCTTTTTCGTAACCTTTCTCTTTTAATTTATCAACCACGTGGTTTAATAACTCTTGTCTATCAACCAGTAACCAATACTTGTTTCTTTCAAAAGCAATGTAATCAGCTTTACCTTTTACCCATCCAGGCTCACCTCTCACATTAGTCCCTTCAACCCAAGCTATATCATCTTGTGAGTTGTTGTCCCATCTGTTTTTCTTTTTCATTCCTTTGACATCAAACTTATAAAGTTTATTTTTATACTTACCTTTGACATCCCAGTGTTCTTTTATATTTTCATATTTATTTGCCCATATTGGGTCAATTAAATTTTTAGCAAAATTTTGTTCAGATATTTTTGCTTGTTTTATGTATTCTTCCCAAGCCATATTAATAATCCTTACATTCGCCAGCTATTGCCATGTACGCAGCAGCATCAACATAAGTATCTTCTGTTGGTTGACCAAATTTAGTTCTTGCTACTTTTAACAAAGCCATCATCACAGCAGCATCGTGTGCCGTAATCTCTTTGTCTAAATATGCCGACCATAACTTTCCAATGTTTGCATGGTTTACTATTTTATCACCATAGGTTTTTGCTCTAGGTCCAGCAATTAATTCTTTTGCTAGTTGTAACGCTTCTTCTGTTTTCATATTTTATATCCTTTGTATATATCTTTTGGTCTAATGATGTGTAAATGATTCTTAGTTCTAGTTGCACCAACGTAGAACAATCTATTCTCATCATCAGGATTTTGTTCGTAGTTTCTTTGTGTGTTTCGAGATAGATCTGTCAGGAGAACCACGTTATCCTGCTCACCACCTTTTACCCCATGTATTGTAGATAAAACAATTCTAGGTTTAGAATTTAACTTCTCACCGTTTTCCCTCATACGTCTTATATATCTTATTTTCTTTTGGGGTGCATCATCAAAAGCTTCAAACCAAATCTTATCTGTCTTCAACCAACGTCTTTCTTGTAGGTTTGACATCTTGTAAGTTACATCTTTGTCTAAAAGTTTTAATGAATTTTTTTCAAAATGATTTGATGACATGTATGAAGCTATTCTAGATATCTGCTCAGAATTTATATCCACACCTTTACGCAGGTTTTCCCAGTCAGTAATTGCCTTGTACAAATCTTGTTCTCTGTTTGTCTTAAATTTGTTCTCGTAATACAATCCTTGAGAGTATAGGTGATCTTCTAAATCACTTAACATAAATTTAGTTCTAGCCAACACTAGCCAATTACCCTCTTTCATGTTAACTTGTTCGAAGTCATCATAATATGAAAGTAAACCTCTTTGCGTTTTTGGTCTCCATTCTTTTGGTAATCTATTTTGTATTTTGTTTACTATCCTTGATGCAATATCATGCACAACCTGCGGTATTCGGTATGACTGCGTCAACTGCATTATCTTTCCTGTCTGTGATATAAAACTGTCTACATCTGCACCAGCCCATCTAAATATAGCTTGGTCATCATCACCTGCTAGATAAGTGTGTTCTGTCTTATCCCATATTGATTTAGCCATGCCCCATTGTGATTGTGATAGATCTTGTGCTTCATCTATAAACACAACATCAAATCGTGGTGATCGATCTGATTTAACAAATTCTGTAATCATGTCTGTAAAATCTATTAAGTTATAATCTTTCTTGTATTGATTAAGATCATGTACAAATTGTTTAAGTTGTTTGACTGTTATATCTTGTGTGTGTTCTTTTAAATTATACTGTTGTTCTGGTGTGATACCTCGTAGTTTAGCTATCTGCACTATACGTAGCAAATCACTTTTAGTTGTAAATAGTCCTGTGTGCTCGTTATCATACTCGTGATAGTCTACGATTAGTCCCATCTTTCTACCTAGATCTTCGTAATGTCTACGTTGCATGACCTCTTCTTTTTTTATACCTAGTCTTCTAAAAGCTAATGAATGTAGTGTTCTAAAGTATGGTAGATCATCTTCTGATAGATTAAACTTTAACATGGCTCTGTCCCTAGCTTCGTACGCAGCCTTCTGTGTAAAAGAGAAATAACCAATCTTATCGGGATCAGTTTCTTTTAAATGCTTATCTACTTCATTTAACAATGTTGTAGTCTTGCCTGTGCCAGGTGGACCCAATACAATAGTTTTCAAAACGCATCCTCCTTTTTAAACTTTCGTTCTTTTATTTTTATTTGTTCTTTTTCAAATTGTTTTAATCTTATAACAGATAATTTCTTTTTTCCTATCGTCATTCTAACGTGCTCACAACCACAATGTTCTAACAACCACAGTATTGAGATGTCATATTTTTCTGTCCATTTGTGTCGATGTAAAAACTTATGGTAGAAGTGTGTGAATATAAAATGGTGGTGTCCATCTTTGTTCCACACGTTACCAGATTCCATGTCTTCTTTTGTTGCACCCTCTGCTGTTCTACTTGTGCAATAGTTTTCTAAATGTTGTGATAGCTGCTCTAACTTAGATGCACCTGATGGTGCTTCAACTATCTCTGGACTAGCCATCAAAGACGATACCAGGTCTTTATAATCTTTTGGTTTTAGTGTTGGTGGAAACTTATATATCTGATTCATACACGCTCTAACAAATAATCTCTGCTCTTGTAATTCTTCTGCTTTCAACTCAACTCTTTCACCGTCTACGTTCAATCTAAATATTTTTGGGTCTAACTCTACAATTTGTAGATCTGATAGTTGTGGAAACATGCTTTGTGTACCTATGCCATACTTTCTAGTTTTACATAATTGTTTATCACAGTGATTACACATTGGTTCTTCAGTGCATTTAAAACCATAGTCTTTGTTATCTTTTCTAAATTTAGATATCTCATCATGCCTAAAAGGATTTACAAAATGTTTAAAATTAAATTCGTCTAACTTATCTGTCCAACTATCTGGCCATTTCTTTTTTGCATACACTCTAAATTGAAACATAACTCTGTCTCTACCATCATCTAACTTTTCTTTTGTTAGCGATTCAAGACAAGGTGGTCCGTCATCAAACTCTGATGGTGGTCTTTGTATTTTTAAATCTTGTAGTTCTTTTGGTGTGAGAGCACCGACTTCTACAGAATTTAAAAAAGCATCTATTTTAATTGCTTGGCCTTTAGAATCAAAACAATATCTTGTTGTATTTTTGTAATTAAAGTATGGTAAGTTTAAGAAATTTCCTGTATCATCTTGCGATTTTAATTCAATTTGTTTAGGAAATACTTCAGCATTACCAAATCCCAACACAGCACTTAACGACATTAATTTATCTCGCATTAATTTTGCTGGTACAAAATCTGTTGTAAATAAAAATATATGTGCTCCACCACTTTTAGATCTACAGACCCAAAGTGGTACACCAATTGGTAGTTTGTTTAAAAGTTGTTTATGATCGAGATTGTATTTATCTACATCTATACAACCCCATCTGCATTCGTTCTGTTCGTTAATAGGTATAATACCTAAACTAGGTTCTATTCCGTTAAGGTGATCTTCCCATAGTTTATCAGTAACTGGTTCTCGTTTTACAAACGATTTACCTTTTATCTTGAGTCCATCGGCACCCTTCTTGTCCACATAAGTGCATCCATGTGCTCGCATTAATCCTGTAAATATCTTTCTAAAAGCTTCCATAATTATTTTTGGGGGCGGGTCCAGTCTCCCATTACCGCCCCTCTATCTTCCCTAGGAAGTTTTTAGTACGGTGAATCGGATTTAGATTCCTGCTCTCCGTGTTTTACTTTCACCTCACCCTTTGAAACGTTTGCTCCAAAGTCTTTGGCTATTTTGTAAATACCCGAATCGCTGATTGGTCCAACTCTAGACACGTCCCAGCCAAACCACGTACCTTTGTCGTTAGACTGTTGCACGGTTTTTAACTTATAAATGTGGCTATATGTTGGCGGTGTAAACATACCATTCTTACCTTGCATCTTTAAACCCATCATCATTGAGTTCCATTTTCTACTCACTTTTAATTGAGTAGCTTTCATAGATATCAATGCTGTTGTTGGGCTATCACCAAGTATAACTACGAAATGACTAGCTGTGTTTTCAAGATAGTTACCGTTTGATAATCTATCTTTATTAAACTTGTCTCTTGTAGTTGATGGTAAGTCATCTCCAGCTTCATATATTTTTACTGGAGCACCTTGACTCTCACCTCTGTCTTGCCATTCTATGTACTGTCTTTTGTAATGTACTGGCACGACATCTATCCCCTTTACGCCATCATAAATCTCGTTTGTCACGGTATTTATAATCATGCCAGGTTCTGCCCCCTCGACATGTTTCGCATCCCTCTTGTTACACTCAGGAGATAGTTGGCCAAGAACTTTTAAGAATGGTAACGCAAGATCTTCTTGCGTCATATTCAAACCTTGACCTGCATCAGCTTCGAAATTTACAGCCGCTAATGCTCCGCTGTCTTTTTTTGCTACATTGCTCATGTTTATTGTTTCCTTTTTATTGTTGTTTTGTTTCCAACATATATGTTGAAAAGTTCCGTTGGCATTTCTTTACCTGCCTCCATACGCTCACGGACTAACGCTTTTAGAGTCATAGGTTCGACCTTCAGCTTTTGCATCGGGTCTAAACCCTGACTCTTTGCAAGGTTGGCATAATCAGCCGCCTTGTTATCCTCGTTACGACCGAACGACACGGATATCTCATTTTTGATTATGTCGCCCAGGCCATTCTCACGAAGCCAGTTGAATGCCTCAATCTTTTTAGCTTGTGTGATTGTGGCACTATAATTTGTTTTAACTTCTACAGATGAACCATCTTGTAGTTTTAGATA